GCTTGACCTGGGCGGACTCGTCAGCGGTATCAATCTGATCGGCGAAGACCTGAAGTTCGGTGATGGCCGAGCGGTTCAGGTCGGAGAGCGTGATGAGGTCGGCGTCGTGCTGTTCGTAACGCCCGGCAATGTGCTGGACGGTGACTAACGAGCCCGTGATGTTTTCCACTAGGCGCTTGATTGAGTCGCGGTTGGTCATGAGCGGGTGGGCGTGAAGGTAAGTTCCTTTATCTCCCCATTAGGGGCAAGCGTAAAGAAGCGGACGGCGGAGCGGGACAGGGACGGGTAGGTCTTGCGCTTCCAGGCGTTGAGGTCGGTCAGGAAGTCGGCGTGCTTGCGGGCCGTTAGTTCGACGTACGGGAAGCCGTCGAGGAAGAGGAGCAGGGCGTACTGCTTCGGCACGGTGGCCGCGATGCGCTCGATGCCCTTGGGAACGTCAGCCATCAGAGTTGCCCGGTCTTGGCGCTCTTCCACTTGGCGATGGTGGAGGTCATCACGGCGCGGGAGATTTGACAGGTGATCATGTCGGACCCGAGGATATCTTCCATGACGCGGGCGAGTTCGTTGCCAGCGTAGCGCATCTCGGAGATGGTCTTGGCTTGGTTCTCTGCCCGGGCTTCGGCGGCGGCGGCGAGGTTCTGATTGTGCAGGGCCCCCATCACGGCGGAGACCGGGTCGAAGGGGTCGAAGTCAGGCTTGCTCATTTGGTCAGCGGGCGGGGGGTGGGGGAGAAGGCAGGGGCGGCAGGAGAAGAGGCCGCAGAACGGAAGCCAGAGGCCACGGCGCCGTCGTCGTCGAGGTCGACCGAGATGCCGCACGCGGTCTGGATAGACTGGCGGCGGATGTAAGTGATGGCCCCGCCGATTTGCTGGGCGGTCAGACCCTCGGCCTTGACGAGCAGGGTGCCGAACTCGAAGCGTTCGCCGGACGCGTGGAGGAAGGCGGTCGAGACGCCGACCTTTCCTTCCTGGCTGACGAGCGTCTGGATTAGAGCGAGGTCGTGGTCGAGGAGGACCGGCTTGATGGCGTCGAGCAGCGCGTCGAGGGAGACGTACTTGGCCTTGAAGGCTGGGTTCACTTTGTTGGCCTTGACGTTGTCCAGGGCGGCGAGCGCTTGGACGAGAGAGGCGGTGGCGGAGGTGGGGGGCGTGGGTTTGGTGCTCATGGGAGATTATTTAGTAGCTTCGGCCTTCGTGACTTCACCGGCCTTGATAGTGGCCTCGATGTCGGCGAGGGACATCCGGGTGTAGTCGGGGACGAAGAGGTTGTAGTACGTCACGCCGTTGCGGACGGTCGGGGTCAGGAGGCGGGCGACCTTCTGATCGGGTAAAACGATGTATGACGAGTCCGCGATGATGCGGTAGTCGGCGGGGAGTTTCGGGTCTTTCTTCATGTGAGGGTAGAGGTTACAAAGTAAAGGGTCTTACCGAGTTATGTTAACTCAGTTGATGGCGCCGCGGGTGGCGGAGTCGAAGATGAGCAGGGCGTCGGCGTTCCAGAGGGTGACGTCGACCGAGGGAAACAGTTCGGCAGCGCGGGCCTTGAGTTTGTTCTTCCACTGGGTCGTGGTCAGGTCGCCCTTAGTGCCACAGGTGTGCGTCTTCTGCCAGATGGCCGGACGGATGCGGTGGATTTTCCAGCCCATGGCGACCGCGGCGCCGTAGAGGACGCCGGTGTTCCACATGAGTTTGCCGATGGCGGAGCCGGGGATGTTCTTGCCGGCGAAGAGCGGGGGTTCCTCAAGGTAAAGCGAGACGTCCTTGGCCTTGCAGCTGAGATCCGCGAGCAGTTGGCAGACCTCGACATCAGAGCCGGGCATCTTAGCGCACTCCACCGGGTCGCCGTCTGCCGACCAGACGATGCCGCCGTTTACGCCAGGGTCGATTGCCACGATGAGATGAGCCACGGCAAGACCCTTTAACGCGGCTTGGCTAAGGACAAGCGGAAAAGGTTAGCCACGCGGAAAGCGTAGCCGTTCGCCCGGAAGCCTTGAGAGCGGGCGGCGGTCCAGCCGAGGTTCCAGACCACGGCCATCTGTTCGGGGGTCGGGTCGGTCATGCCAAGGCGGTGGAAGTTCGACCTGATCCAGCGGAGGTGGGACGCGGCGACCATGTCCTGCGCCGTGGCGTCGCGCCACTTAGACCAGGGGAAGGCGTAGTGGCCCTCGGCCTTGAGGCGGGCGGAGGCGTCGTCCCAAGCGGCCTTGTTGACCTGATACATGCCACGCTCACCGGCCTTGCCGATGGCCTTGCGGTTGTGCCCGGACTCGACCTCGGCGACGGCCTCGAGGAAGGCGGCGTCGGTCTTGGCCTGTGCGTTGAGCCCGAGGAGCAGCAGGGCGACGACGGAGAAGCGCTGGTTTAAGGTCATGGCTGGCCCTTGCCCTCCTTGGCGGCGTTCCAGCGTTGGACGGATTGGTGAACGATGGTCGGGCCGTTGTAGTCTTGGGCCATCTCCTCATTAAATTGAATAGATGAAGCCATCGCATCCCCGGCCTTGGTCAGCCGCTCGACCTCGGCCTTGAGGCGAGCGACTTCCTTGTTCAGTTCGCCCACGCGGCGCATCATGGTCAGTTCTAGGTCGCTCATACGCGTCTCGGGACTTGTGATCCGGCGACCTCGAAGCCGTCGAGCTCATAGGAGTACTGGATGCCGACCCAGCCGCCGGCGGCAGCGTAAGCCTGGAGCGATACCTTAACGGCTCCGTCCTCGTGCAGGGCCTCGTGATAGTGGTGCAGGAGTTTTTTCATGCGGCCGGAGGCGATGGCCGTCTTGTTGGAGCAGATGTCCCCAGTCATGATGCGCTCGTTGATTTCGTAGATTTCGGACAACAGGGCGACCATGCCGTCGAGGTGGCGGAAACTACTCATGGGGGTGAGCGTCGGGGGTGATGGCGCCGCGGGTGATGCTGTCTTCGAGGCGGGCGATGACGCGCTCGTTGTGCATGGCGACGGCATAGGCCCGGTCGTGCTTGGCCAGCCAGTGGTCGCGGGAATGGGCGAGCCGGGTGACCTCGGCCTTCAGGGTGCGGTTGATGGCGTTCTCGGTGTCGGCCAGTTGGCGGAGGGCCACGGCGTTCTTGTGCAGCTGACGGGCGATGCTCCAGGGGAACAGCCACCAGAGGCGGGGGAGGGAGTCGGGTCGGATGATGGTCATGGGTTGGTAGGGGCGGTGGGATGGGTCAGGCATGGGTGGCTTTGTAAGCGTCGAGGATGGCTTTGTTGCGGAGGTATCGTGCCTTAGCGGCGGCTAGGATGCGTTCCTTGTTCTTGAGGTAGTAGTTCTGTCGGTAGCCGGGGTTGCGGGCAACCCATGCCTCGGTGATGGCGATGACTCGCTCCTTGTTGGCCGCGTAGTAAAGGCGGCGCTTGTAGTTGGCGATTTCCTTGTCGGTCATGGTCGTATTAGTTGCGTGTCTTGTACGGACCGCGGCGGTTGAGGTTGACCCAAGTCGTGCCGGTGATGTCCAGCCACTGACGGAGGGTGCACACGGTGGTGTCCAGGGCGGCGGCGGCATCGGCCTGAGACTTGCCAGCGGCGTTGAGCGCGGCGATCTGCGGGAGGATGGCCTGCAGGCGTCGGGCGGCGTACTCGGCCATCGGGCGTTTGAGGGGGATGACGCGACCGGCGAAGGTCAGCGTCTCGATGTAGGGGTGGTTTGCGTTGGGCATGGTGGGTGGGAAATTAGCGGGCGTGGCGGACGGCCTTGGCCTTCACCGGCTCCGGGCCGTTGATGGCGCGGGCCAGTTCAGGACCGCAGAAGGTGACGACGGCCAGCCAGCCGAAGATGATGAGGAAGGACAGGGTGATGAGGGCTTTCATGTGCGTGGGATAGAAGTTAACCGACCCTCAGTTGAGGGGATCGGTGAGACCTCGCTTGACCGCGTCTTCGTGCGCGATGATGTCGAGGTCGGTGTTGACGAAGACCAGACCGATGAAGGTCATCATCGAGATACCGGAGCAGGTATCGTCGGCCGCGAAGCGAGCGGCGGCGCGAGCGCGGATTTCAGTGAGCGAAGAGGCGAGGGAGTTCATATTCATTTTGGTGGTGCGTCAATAACCTTGGCGGACTGTTCCGCATTCGTCAAGCACCTTTCCGCAAATACCCTGTGACCCCACTTAAGGGGTCAGGGCAATTCATGTCCCTCGGGTCATCGAGGCCCGCCATGAACGAGCGCACCCCTACCCGACTGCGTTCAGTTTGCCCCTAGGGTTGCCTCCGTCAAGGGGCAATAGACCCCTCTGGCTTGCCCTAGGAGGCGTTTTGACGGCGGGAGCGTAAGAAGACAGCCACCCCTACCCCTAGGCACCCCACGGCCAAGGCCCACCCTAGGTCGCGGACGGACTTCAGGGCCATGGTCGCCGTGCTCATGTTGCGCTCAAGGTCGGCCGAGTCGGACTTCAGGCCCGCGTCCGTCACGATCATGACCAGGGCGTCGGTCGATTGCAGTTGGTCGAGGACATACCCGGCGATGTAGGCCGACGACAGGGCCGAGACTCCCGCGAAGCCGGTGAGCAGCGTGACCGCCAGCAGAAGGTTACCGCTTCCGCTTTGCTTTGCTGGCTTTGCCTTTCCCATGGGGTTTGAGTTTGGCGGTGACCGCTCCGACTTCCTTTTCTCCGCGGGCCTTGATGTACCGCATCAGGTAGTCCAGGCATTCGGGGGCAGCGTAACCGGCCGCCCCGACGACGGCCATCCGCAGGCCGGGGCTTTGGATATGGTCTTGGATGCCGTAGCCGACCAAGGCCGCGGTGATCGCGGCGGCGAGGACACGGCGCATAACCCACCAAAACGAGACGGGTTCCTGTGAGAGGAGAAGTCTCGCAGTCATTGCCAAGCCGCCAAGGACTGACGCGACGACGCCGTCCTTCAGCTCTTTCGGCAGGGACTCGGGGTCGATGGGCGGGGGAGGAGGGCTCACGAGATGCGCGGGGGCTTGGAGTTGGGGGCCAGCAGGACGCGGCGGTAGTCCTCGGCCCAGAGCATCTTGGCGAGGGCTTTGCCGGCCTTGTCCACTTCTCCTTCAGCGAGGCCGGGGAATAGCAGATGGACCTGCTCGTGGCACAAGACCTCGAG